CATCACTAGAAGTGGTATCGACAGTATCCAAAGTCAAGCCGGAATCAGCATCAGCTACGATGTAATCAAGTGCGAATCAAATTTCTGTGTTGTCAAGGCAAATGCGACATCAAACGGCAATAGCATAGAGACATTTGGCTCTGCATTAAAAGGCTCAACGCACAGAGATGGCAACTGCAATACATGGTATGTAATGGAAATGGCCGAAAAGAGAGCGATGAGTAGAGCAGTACTCAAGTTGACTGGTTTCTACGAGTGCGGAGCGTTTGGCGAAGACGAGAGCGAAGATTTCAAACGTGAAAAGAATACGTCATGGAAGCAGTAATTGACTTAAAAGAAGCTATCGGCAAACTTGCTGACGATGCAAACTATTACGGAAATTATGGTAAGCAGTTTCTATCTAACTCAGACATCGGAACGCTAATCAATAATCCAGCCGGATATCTTGAGCCACGAGAAGATAGTATCAACCTCATGTTCGGACGTGCATTCCACGAACTAATTATGTTTGGCAACACCCAGCATGATAAATACGTTGAGGCATCGACTCGCACCACTAAGATTTACAAAGAGGCTGCTGCTGAAGCAGGTCAAATCCTGTTTCTGAAAAAAGAATGGGATGACCTCAACAGCCTTGTCGAATCTGCTCTTAAAAACAAGGAGGTTGCAGATATTCTAAACGACAAGAGCAACTCATATGAAGTTCCGAATTTAGGAACTATGGGCGATGACAATGTTATTTGGAAAGGCAAGGCTGATATTGTTTCTAGCGACTACATCATTGACATCAAGACATCAAGTTCAATTGGCGGGTTTAAATACAGCAGTAAGGCTTATAACTACGATAGCCAAGCCTATATTTATTCTCGACTATTTCAAAAGCCAATGAAGTTTTTAGTCATTGAAAAAGGAACGGGTTGCGTTGGCTTATTCGAAGTATCCCAAGAAGCTTATGAAAATGGGTTCGATAAGGTACAAAAGGCACAAGAGAATTATCTTAAGTACTATGTAAACAACTCTGAGAAACTCGAAAACTTCTGCGTTTATGGAGAAATATAATAACTCAAGCGATATAGCATCAGCTATATCATTAATCATCATAATAATTTTAACCATTTTTTATATTAAACTTTAAAATCATGTCTACACTAATTAATGCATCGATCAAAGGATCTGAACTCAAGAAAATTGACAAAAACAAAATCATCAAAGGAGAAAAGGATAGCTACATCCCTATTACGATTTCGATTAACGACGAATCAAGATACGGAAAAAATGTGTCTATCACTATTGCACAAGATGAGACAGAGCGAACAAACAAGGCTCCTAAGCACTATCTTGGTAATGGCTCTGTGATTTGGACTGATGGTAAAATCGTAAAAGGGGAACGTGACAACGACTCTAAAGCAGGCTTTGCCACCACCACAGATACGTCTAAATCATACGACGACGACCTACCATTTTAATTTTTATTAATCCCCACCCTTCGGGGTGGGTTTATTTTTTACAAAATGACAAGCCAAGAACAACAACTAGTGGAAATCACACAGCTAATGTCAGAAAGCCTACGTGTTACACCTCAATACCTATACACAAACACACGAAGACGCGACATAGCCGACAATAGAGCAATTTTATTTTACTTCATGCAACGCTACGCAGAAGCCTCTCTGCAAAAGATTGGGGACAATGCGCTTCGCTACGGCAGAAAAGTAGGCTTCAATCACGCGACTGTTTTATACAACATAAAAAAGGTCAAAACCCTAATGAAAGTAGACAAGGATTTCAATTCAAAAGTCTGCGCCATAGATGATTATATCTACGACAACATAAGTTATAGCAAACTTGTTGCCGATGAAATGAACGACCACCGAAACTCTATCATACATCATGTAAGAGGGGATCAAGACGCCAGTTTTTTGGCGATGTTTAATAAATTAACTACTTTAGTATACGAAAACAAACACATTATAGCTAAATTGACAGGCACAGCTATAGAGTACGCAAACGAGGAACAAACCGATGAAGGGATACATCAAATTACACCGGAGGATACTGGATTGGGAGTGGTATAAAGACTCCAACACAAAAAACATATTCATACATTTATTACTGAACGCTTGTTACGACAACTGTCGTTTCATGGGCAACGCTGTGTCTAGAGGACAATACATAACCTCATTGTCTAGGCTCAGCGCTGACCTAGATATACCTGTACGTCAAGTAAGAACGTCATTAAAAAGACTTGCACAAACAGGAGAAATCGACATGCAAACGTCAAACAAATACAGCCTTATAACTATCTGTAACTATGAGAGTTATCAAATTGAGGAGGCTCCTAAGAAGCGCAAAGCGACAAGCAAGCGACAAGCAGATGACATGCAAGTGACAGACATAAATAAGAATATAATAAAGAAAGAAAATAAGAATAATATATATGCCGATGAGTGTCTGAGCAACATGTCATGGGTTGAGGTTGTATGTATGCAAAACGCCATGTCGATTGAGCAACTACAAGCAAGCATTAAAACCTTTACTGACCACCTAATAGCTACTGATGAGGTAAAGTATAGTCTAAAGGATTTTAAATCTCATTTTGTTAATTGGCTCCGATATGCAAAGAAGCAAATAAAGCAGGATGTGCAGGGCAACTACAAGTGGAAATGGAAAGGGCAGGTTGTTAAGAGCGGCACGCTTGAAGAATTAAACAAAGACAAAAAATTATTTGACCAACCAGGATTTGAATTCAAAATAATTAGCAATGGATAAGCAATTTATAATCAAAGATTACAACATATACAAGCTAGACACTAAGGCAAAACAATCCACTTGTCCAATATGCAGTGCCGATAGAAAGAAGAAGACACAAAAGTGCATGATGCTTGATTGGGATCGAGGGCTTGGTACTTGTCAGCATTGCGGAGAAGTTATTCAGCTACACACATACGAGCGGGACCCAGCCTATAGTGAATACGTCATCCCAATACCAAGACCGGAGAACACCAAGGTGCAGAACAAGGTTGTTGCATGGTTTGAAGGCCGTGGAATATCCGAGGCGACACTAGACAAGGCACAAGTCACACAAGGGCTAGAGTTTATGCCACAGGTTGGTAGTCAAGTCAACACGATTCAGTTTAATTACTTTGTCGATGGGCAGCTTGTCAATATTAAGTATCGAGATAGTCAAAAGAACTTCAAACTCTACAAAGGCGCACAAAAAACATTCTACAATATCGATTCAATCAAAAACACAGAGGAGTGCGTCATTGTAGAGGGAGAAATCGATGCTCTATCATTCATTGAGGCAGGATATAATGCAGTAGTAAGTGTTCCTAATGGCTTTACTGCTAAAGGACAAGTCAATTTAGACTATCTAACAGACTTTTATAGCTACTTTGAGGCCAAGAAGAAGATTTACCTATGCGTAGACAACGATGAGGCAGGAGAGAATGGCAAAAAGGAATTAATCAGAAGGTTAGGCTCAGATAAAGTATATCTATGCGACCTTAAAGATTGCAAAGATGCCAATGAATACCTAATCAAGTACGGAAAGCCTAACCTTTTGTCGGTTATAAGCAACGCAATGCCTTGTCCTATAGAAAATGTATTGCGTGTATCTGATATGCATTCAGACCTTGATGAGTTCTATAAGAATGGGGTTAAAAACGGATATAAGATTGGTCTAGGATCATTTGATAATATCTTTAGCACATACACAAAGCAATTCATTGTTGTAACTGGCTTCCCGTCAAGCGGTAAGTCTGATTTTGTGGACCAAATGACCATAGGATACAACATGATGTATGGATGGAAGACAGCCTATGCCTCTACCGAGAACTATCCGCAGTATTTGCACGTTGATAAGCTTATCAGAAAGCTATACGGAAACACACCAACCTATGAGGAAACTAAAAAACCTCATTGGCAGACTTGCGTAGAGCACATTAACAAGAACTTTTACTTCATTGACTATGAAGATGGCTTTGACTTAGATAAAGTGCTTAAAAAAGGAGAAGAGTTAGTCAGAAGGGTTGGGATAAGATGCTTGGTTATTGATCCATACAACAAGATCCGCGACAAGGAAAACTTAACCATGAGTATCACCGACTATACCAATGCGTATCTGAACAAGGTCGATAACTTTTGCAAGAAAAACGATGTTGTTTGCATATTAGTAGCCCATCCAACTAAGCCTCAAAACGATAAAGGTAAGCTTATAGAGCCAACATTTTATGATGTGAAAGGCGGTGGCGAGTTTTATGATATGAGCCCTCATGGCATTCTTGTTCATAGGGATTACGAAACTGCAACTGTAAAGATAAAAGTTTTAAAGGTCAAGTTTGCAAACCTAGGAGAGAACCAAGCACATGTAACCTATTGCTGGAATGTAAACAATGGAAGGTATACAGAGATGCGTGATGGTAGTCCTGTTTGGGACAACAGCAATTGGATTATATCCAAGAACAATCCATACGAGATAAGTAAAACACTTGACCTAGAATTCAACGAGATTGATGTATGATGGATGAGCAAAACATTAATCACTATATGAGTATTTGTTTTAAAAACAATATTAAAATCTATCCGACTCTATTCATGGCAGGATACATGCGAATTGAAATTGATTATGCAGGACGAATAAAGAAAGGGGAGGAAAAATATAATTTAAAAACACAACAAAAGGAATTACAAGAAAAAATACAGGAGCTATATGAGACAATTGCCAAAAGAATACAGCATAGGGGAGACTAAATATGTCTTTGATAAGAAAAGATTAAAGCACCTATACAACAAGTACATTAACTACTCAGACCAAGAGTTTCAAGATGATGCTATAGACATACTTCATTTTGCTTGTTATGTATCGTGGCTAAAAGAAATTGATGCCAATGAACTCCTGGCAGATGACGGCCTCATCCATGAGCTTGTTCATTTATTGAAACAAAACACTAGAAATTATGTCAATATTGAAACATTACGAGAAAAGTTTGATAAAATTTTGGTTATATAAAATATTTTTTGTA